CAGCCGCTGCACCTGACCCTCGTGGACGGTTCAGAGGTCGCCTATCTGGATGGCATGTCAGACCCTGACGTGATCGATGAGGTCAGCCGTGAGGGTGTACATGAGAGTGACAGCGTGCCGCTGGCTGTCTACCTGGATGGCGTGGACGTCGCGGAGCGCATCGCCCGGGGTTTCCGGCTGGAGCAGGCACGCGGGGAGCTGTTCGCCGTGTTCGTCTCCGAGCAGACCGGAGAGTCACACCAGACTCACCCGGAGCGGTTCAGGTACATCACAGGACGCCTCTCCCGTCCTGTCTACGCCGACCCCACCCGGCCCGTATCGTTCCTGACCTTCACCCTTGAGGCTGCTCCAGCGGACGAGAACGTCTACCTGCTGGACGAGTCGATGGTGATCAACGAGACGACGCACTCGGGCGCACCGTCGGAGATGATCGGCAAGGTCTATCCGATTGTGCTCGGCACCCCCGGCGTGTTCAACAAAGCAGACGGCACCGCATCGACCACCAGTGGCTCCCCGGCCTATCCCATCTCAACTCACGGCTCACCGAGTCACTATGAATTGCTCTTGATCGCAGGGCATGAGGTTGAGGCTACGACGGTCACCATCTTCGACGCAGACCGAACCAGCGACACATTTACCGTTCAGGCCGATGTGGATGGGCTCGGTCAGGTGTACAGCTACGTCGACATCCACAGCGGGTCCATTGACAATTCCAGCGCAGAGTTTTGGGTGTGCTGGAATGACGGGGGCGGTCTCGCTTCTCCGTTCCAGTCCGGTACCCTGCTCAGCGGTGTGGGCAGCGTGTGCGCATGGGCGCTCCTGCGATCCGCCCGCCCGGTGGACATCCCCCGGTGGCTCATCGAGGCCGGCACACTCGACCGGGTGAAGATATCCACGTACATCACCACACCCACCCTCAAGCCGCTGTCATTCGTGACGCGCCTGCTTGACCCGCTCCTGACGGAGATCCGCACCGGCCCTGATGGCGTCTACCCACAGCCGCGACTGCTCAACACGCCCGACGCAGAGGGGCTGCGCACGGTGGTCGAGGGGACCGACATGGAGCCCGACAGCGCTGTGGTGACACAGACCCGGCTCTCTGAGGTGGTCAACCGGTGCACCATCCGATTCGCTCCCCGTGCCCGAACCGGCGACTACAAACGCACTGTGACCGTGCAGGCTGACCCCGACCCGGACGACCCCGAGGTGTTCAGCGATGAGTACGCGGAGCTGTCCGTGGGGCGCTGGACGACCACGACCGACCGCACCGTGGTTCAGTCTGAGGTGATTGAGCTTGACTGGCTGTATGACGAGGCGAGCGCGGGTCTGGTGGCTCGGGAGCGCGTGCAGGTCATGGGATTTGGCTACGCTGAGCGTGCCTACAGCGCACACCGGCGGTTTGCATGGCTGGCTCCCGGCGTGCAGTTCCGGCTGGAGTCGACGAGCCTGTACAGGACGTTTCTGGCCACCGTGCTGAGCAGGCGCTGGAACGGGGCGGGGTGGGATTTCATCTTCGCACTGGACGACGACCCGATCCGAATCAGCAGTCTCAAGAAAACAGGAGCATAGGCGCACTGTTTCTCAGCGTGCTACATTCAGTCCCCCAGACCGACCGATTGACCGAGGGGAGAAACGATGGCATACGCAAACACCGTGACGGTGACCCGAACCAGCCGAGAGGTTGTGGTCACCGTCACTGAAACCGAGTGCGAAGCGACAAGCGAGGCCGATCCCATTGACCTCGGCTTCTCACGCGGGCGCATCCTTCGGCAAACCTGCGTCAAGACGTCCGGTGCCGGGGCCACGGTTGATCCGATCATCGGCACCACGACCAACCCCAGCGGGGCAGCTGTCGTGCTGGAGAACGATACCGCCGCAGCGACGGTGGACAACCAGGTAGCTGGGGGAGCGACCTTCAACGGCTCAATCCTTTACCACCGCTCCAACCCTGCGAGCGGCACTGACAACGCCATCACCACGGTCTATCACATCCTCATCGGCTGGGGGCAGTAGTGGGCGTTTCGAGACCATCGGGCGGGGCTGGCACATCCCGCCCGAGCGTGATCATTCCCGGCCAGCCGACAGGGGGTGGCGGGAGTGGCGGCATCTCCTCCCCCATGTCCCTCACCATCTCCAACGCCGGGAGTCAGGCCGGCTCGCACTGGACGGATAGCGGTGGCGTCCTGACGGCGACGTGGGCTGCGGCCACATCGGGTGTGGTCAGCGTCAACAACACCTCTTGGGGCGATGCTGTCATCTGGGATCTGTCCGACCTGTTCGGCGTGGACATCACCGCAGGCAACAGCCCGATCCTGGCACTGGATTGGGTCACCGACACCGGCCCGAGTGAGGCAGCGGTCGTCGGGTTTGGGTTCTGCGTCGCGGCCAACCTTGCAGGGGCATCGATCGGCACAAAGTCCCGGTGGGCCAATCTGTACAGCAACGGCTCAGGCTCTGAGGGCATCAATGCCAAGCGCAACGTCAGCACTGGCCAGACGTCGACCCTGAAGACGTCTCCGGGTCTGTGTCGGCTGACGCCCATCCTACAGAGCGATGAGTGGACGTACCACGCGTGTACCTTGACCCATGGCAGCGGGGGCAACGACCCCCACTTCTCATCACAGACCCCGCGCGACCCCCTGACAGGCAGCAACAAGGTCTATGCGTGGCTGTCTGGCGGCCCAGCGTCTGCCGCAGTCGGTGAGGTCGTATACAAGGGCACGCTTCAGGTGTTCTACGGAGGGGATCGATCGTGAACAAAACCACCCTTGAGATTCAGCTTGCCCTCAGCCGCCTCGGTTTCTCTACCGGCATCCTCGATGGCGTCATGGGAAAGACGACCAGCAAAGCGCTGGCGTCTGCGGATCTGGCAGGGGTGGACGAAAAGGACGCGCTCAAGGCGCTCAAGAAGCGCGTGGACGCAGAGTTCAAAACCCTCCGGTACCCAACCCTGAAGGAGATGCGTGCGTTTGAGCCTGAGTTTCCCGAGGATTGGGTCAAGCCGCTGCGAGGCGCCATCCAACTGGCGCACATCCTTCCCGGCCGCCTGCCGATGTTCCTGGCACAGCTTGCGCATGAGTCAGCGGGGTTTCGCACCCTCGTCGAGTACGCCACAGGTGAGGCGTATGAGGGGCGTGCAGACCTCGGCAACACCAATCCCGGCGACGGGGTGAGGTACAAGGGTCGCGGCGTCATCCAGCTCACCGGGAGGGCGAACTATCGGCGCTATGGCGCCCTGCTGTCCCTGCGCTTGGAAGACAAGCCCGGCCGCGCAGCCCGGCCCGAGGAAGCCTTCAAGATCGCCGCGATGTACTGGCTCGACCGTGGGATCAACACGCCCACAGACCTGGCAGACATCGAGGCTGTCACCCGCAAGATCAACGGTGGCTTGAACGGCTTGCAGGACCGCAAAGCGCGCTACGACAAGGCAATGCGGCTTTTTCAACCGGGGGCCGGGGCAACCACTCCGGCCCCAGACGCCGACGACGATGAAGCCCCGACCGTGATCGCACCCAACCCAACGCTGGTTCCCGGCCTGGAGCATCCCCCCGGCGCCCTGCCGAGGAAGCGCACCCAGCCGCGCACGGTTGACCCCGATACGCGACCCATGCCCCCGGGTGGCCATCGTGTGCTGACGACCGAGCCCACCAGCCTGCCGCCTTCTCTTCAGGCCGTGCTCGATGCCCAACAGGGCAAGATCCCCCGTCGACTGGTCGCAGAAACCCCATCTCCCCGCCGGGCTGTGTCTCAGCCTGCACCCCCGCCCGCAGAACCGACCCCAGAGGTGACCCCCATGCTGAACAAAGAAGAACGCGAGGACCGACGCCAGCGCATGCGGGACGCAGTCCGCGACATGTTCCAGAACGACCCAGAGCCGTGGCTTGACCGCTACCGGCGCACCTATGAGGTCGAGGTTCAGGAGGGGTCTTCGGAGCGCCGAGCGCATGAGCGTGCCATCAAGGCCGCGCTTGATTCGTTCGTCAACAAGGCCGTCAACGTGTTCGCCCATGCTCGATTCCGGAACAGCGCAGCGGACCGGTACGCGATGATGCAAAACAAGAACGCGCGGCTTCGTCTCAGGGGCATCGTTCAGAGGGTGTTCCGGGTCGCGCTCACCGACACCCTCTCTGACATCAAAGAAGCCAAGCAGATGGCCGCACAACTCACCGACCGCGCCTCTGATGCTGCTGGTGAAATCTCTGACTTCCTCGCAGCACTGTCCAACGTCCTTGAAGGTGACGATGGTGGCGAAGAGGAGCCGCCGGAAGTCATCGAGACCCCCACTCGCGGCGGCCCGGCTCACATCATCGAGCGCAAGCCTGGCCCGATTGCTGGCATCCCGGTTGCTGCGAACCTCCCCGGGCGCGCATCGGTTGAGGAGATCATTGAAGCTCCGGAGGCACCGTGATTGTCCTGACCCTGCTGCTGGCGTGCGCATGCTCGGAGCAGGCAGCGGCAGACGGTGTGCCCCCCTTCCCGGACGGCGTACCGTCTGACGCGGAGCCCGCAGACGACCTCGGTGCAGTGGCTGAGCCCATCGAGGAAGCCCCATCCATCGTGGCAGTGGACCGCGCTGCTGTGGAGGACGTCGAGGCGCCCTCTCCGCTCGAACTGCTGGACACGGATGCTGTGGTGGAGGATACCCCCGCCCTGACCGCTGAGGCGCTGGCGCTTCTCCCTGTCGAGGAGCGCGTAGCCCTTCAGGTCGTCGACGTTGCTGTCGATCTGGCTGTCGACCGACTGGAGGAGGATGGTCGCATTCGAGGCACCGGCATCCCGTGGGTTCCATGGACGCGCGAATTCCTGAAGGGCATCTTCTACGTCATCACCGTCCTGCTGATGTGGCGCTGGCGTGGAAAGGCACCGAGCCGTGAGGAGATTGAGGCCCTCGTCAGGGCGGGTGTCTCTGCTGCCCTCCCAGAACCGACGCCAGGTGAGGTCCAGAGCGTCACCGAGCTGGCCCTAAAGCACAACGAGACGCAGCAGGAGCGCGACCAGCTCAAGCAACAGCGTATCGTCCAGCAGGCAGAGGCCGACCGGCTTGCGGCCGAGGTTGCAGCACAGCGGCAGGAGATCGCACGGCTCAAGGCAATCACCGCTGCTGACCTGGCATCGCAGAACTCCATCAGCGAGGACTTGGAAGCTCAGCGGCGAATCACGCGCTCCTGGATTGCCGAGTGACCCTGCGGACCCTGCTCTCCCGGCTCGGGTGGCAGCGCAGCCACGACTCCCGGGCGGTCGCCAAGGGTCGACTGCTGAACATCATCCGGGGTGAGCATAAGGCACACAAGGCGGCACAGCCCCCACCACCTCCCCCGACGCCACAGGAGTTGATTGAGCAGGGCACGCTCAAGATCCTCGATGAGGTCAAGCGCCCACCCGTGATGCCTGCTCAAGCATCATTCAACCTCCCACCGGGCGGGGCGGGCTACTGGCGCATTGCTGGACTCATGTACGGTCAAGGCAACGTCCTGTACGCCATGGTGCAGTTGCTGCCAGAGGATGCATTCTGGCTTAATGAGCGCAGGTTCCCGCCGGACGAATGGAGGCCGGTGCGCATGTCTGGCGAGGTCGTGCGGGTGCGACGCATGGCCGGTGCGCTGTGTGTCGAGAACCCCCGTGAGGGTGACCAGCCGGGCTGCTGGATGCCGCTCAAGATTGCCGGGGCCAGTCGGTAGGGCTACAGTCTGAGGGTCTGTGCGTAGTTCAAGCTGGAAAGAACAACCGTGTAAACAGCGGGAGGCGTGAGTTCGACCCTCACCCGCAGGCGTCATGCACCGGAGGGTGGAGGACGGATAGCGAGCAGGGGAGCACGGCCATGTGAACCTGACAAGCGATCCTGGACCCAGCCCTGACCAGATCATCAAGTAGGGCCTGAAAGATGACTGGTTGCGGATTCAAACCCGCCCGGGGCGCACCTTTTGGCGTGGACGTGCGCGGGGTACGGGTGGAGGCATCTACCGGTCTGGGTTCGACTCCCAGCATGCCAATCCCCAGCCGCTGGGCTACAGTCGAGGGGCTACACCTGTGGGAGGCCCCCTCAACAGAAACGCCACCTCAACCGGGTGGCGTTTCGCTTCGTCTGGGCCGCCGCAGTCAGCGCGCCTTGTTGTCGGGGTGCATCCACCCTGCACCGTCCTGCTGGGGACGCACGCTCACCGTGGTGGCCCTTCCAAGACCCTGCCCCCAGTCCTGGCTCACCACTGTCACCTCCTTCTCAGGGTTGAGGGGGTGCGGCAGGGTGATCCGCCACGACGGGGAAAGGATCTGCTCCTTGATGCCCGCCATGGGGTCAGCTTTGACTTTGATGGGGTCAAATGTGGTGATTCGGGCGGTGATGTACCGTTCTTGCATGGCTCATGTCCATTGGTTGTGGTTGTGGGTGCGGCTCTCGTCCGCTGTTGTAGATTAGCGCGACCCCTGAAAACTGTGATGGGTTTTTGTGTGAGGTGGCGTTTCGCTTCGTCTGGGCTACGACCTCAGTGCAATGTACAGTGAGATCCCTCACGCCCCTCAGTCCTTACCGGGCTGGGGGTTTCTTCTTGCTCATCGGCCAGCAGGTCATTGATCACATCCGCAGCCATCACGCTTGCGGCATCAGAGCATTGGTGGATGGCCAAGAAGTGCTCATAGAGCAACACCATCAGCTCACCCATGGTCGGCGCCTCACCCATCGAGGGGCCTGCGCACACAGTCCAGGACGAACAGCCCGCAGGCGAACAGCAACAGGTCCATGGCGATAGAAATCCAGCCCATCACGCACCCCGCTGCTGTAGACGGCGCCGGTGCTTCAGCAGCCGAGCGGCCCGAGGCATCCTGCGCAGCGCACTCACCGACATGGCGCAGATCGTCCGGGCCGTGATGGTGTCCTCCCCCGGCACAACAAACGGGCGAAGCCTCATCCACGTCCTGACCGTCGACTTGCAGCGAAGACACACGCCGTCCTCCACCACCGGGCCGCGCTGGCAGACCGGACACATGGCACGCAGGGCGGCGGGCGGGAACAGGGTGGGTGACTCCTCCTTGCGGCACCGGGCACACGCCGCACGCCGCTCAGGGACCGACCAGCCCGGAGCGCGCACCAGCACGGTCTTAACCCCAGCCGTCCGACCGCAGGTGCCGGATTCAGTGGCCATCTGGCATTTCATTCCACACCTTCCAGGGCGTCAAGCAGGGCGCTGAGGGCGGAGAGTCTCCGGTGGTCGTCGATCTTCAAAGTCCCCGGGTAGTTGACCTTAAGTGTAGAGAACACCTCCCGGTTGTCCGGGTCGCTCAGCACCTCCATCAGTGGCCCGAGGTCGTCCAGCAGTAGGCCAGCGGCAATTGAGATGGCATCGGATGCCGCGCGGTGCCCCTGCTCGGCATCGGGAAGGTTGGAGAAGATGGCGTTGAGGTTGTCCGCGATGGTGCTCACTTCTCACCCCGCTCATGTGCTGCGATGGCGGCTTCCAGGGCGTCGAGGTCGGTGATCCTGATGCGGTTGCTGAAGTGGCTGAACTTGCCGTGTTCTGACCCACTCTTGCGGCTGCATCTTGTCGGATTGTTGAGGCTGTGCTTGCCGGCGCTCATACTGACCCAGACGGATGCTTTCGTGTAGCGGACCAGGCGGACGGCAGCATCCTTCTCTCGCGACCAGTTGCCATAGGTCGCCGGCACCTCGGGGAGGCATAGGTATGCCGCTCGCAGACACAGGCTGCGGTTCCGGCGAGCCGCAGTCCGCTCAGCATTCAGCGCCTCTATCGCATCGTTGATGCGCTGAAGCTCCCCGTCAAACATGGACAGGTCGGGCGGGCTGTAGATGATTCCCTTCTTGCTCACAGCGCACCGCCAATGACCGCGTAGGGCTGAAGCAGGTACCCGGTCAGCCAGATCAAAAGCAGCGCCAACAGACGGCCAATGACCCGTGATGTGTACGCGTACGGCTTTAGAATCCGACCCTCGAAAGTTGTGTGGGGGTCATGGCCCTGGACGCGGAGCCAGTGCACCGCAAGGATCACACCCCAGACAGCAGCCCAGTTTGCTGAGGGCATTCCGAGCGGCACAAGGTACCACTGCCACAGGTCGACCGACACAATGAGCGTCAGAGGAATGCAACCAATTGCGATGGCAATGGTCACGATGTTTGTGATTGTTCCGGGCTCGTCTTTGGTCACGATGTTTGTGATTGTTCCGGGCTCGTCTTTGGTCATGGTTCTCTCTGGGTCGGGGGGTCAGGGTGTGATCACGGCGTCAAGCGCTTTCATCATCGGCGCGCTGGCGTGGTCTTTCTTGGTGGTGTTCTGGTAGTTCCAGAGGAGCGCTTTTGCGTAGTGGAACACCCACAGGGTGAGCCCGGTGTCGTTGGCCATGTCTGCGCTGAGTTGGAAGAACTCAGCGCAGTCAGACGGGCTGTATGTGCGGCCGAGGCTGCGGACCTTTCTGGGGTTCGTGCGCAGCGTGTACAGCCACAGTGCAGCGGTGCAGCTCCGCAGCCGCAGGTGCATCGTGTTCGTCATGGTGATGCGGTCTGCCATCTCGACGGGGTCGCAGCCGGTGTCAATCGCATGCTTGAGCGACGGGCGCAGGCCGGAGTGCTCCCGGTCCGGGGTGCAGATACCAGCACGGCGAATGAGGCCAGCCCAGTACCGCTCCCGGTTGGGGCGCACGATGATGGGCGCGTTCTGGTCGGAGCGAAGGGAGCGCGCTTCGGCGGTTGCCCAACCGACCGCCCACCGCTTCGCCTGCTCCTGCTTGCTGCGGGGGAGGCTCATGGCTGCGACCCGCAGTTGGCAGCGATCTCATTAGAGAGATTGATGTTGGTGTACATTGCCCGGAATCCGATGGTTAGAAGGGTCAAAAGGAAGAAGACAAGAGGCGCCTGATTCAGCCTCATCGCAGGCTCACGGGCATGGTGTTGGCGACTGCGGCAGCGTTAATGCTCTCAATGAGGTCGGCAGGCATGTCAGCCTTAAGGGCGTTCCGAACCGCCGCGAAGTAGGCACGCCGGGTTGGCTCGCTCATCTCCCGTGCGTAGTTGGTAGCCGCTGCACTGAGGCGGTCGGTGAGTTCCTGTCGGTTCTGCATGTCGCTGGCGGTCATTGTTGCTCCCGGTTGGTGTCTGAACTGTAAGGCGTTCCGGTGTAAGTGAAAAGGTCTTTTCAGATAAAAGTGAAAGACCCTTTGCAGAGGACCGGCCAGGCGCTACCTTTGAGACAGGAGGTACATGTGAACCGCATTGGAAGGCTCATTGAGCAGCACCGCACAGAGCGCGGTCAGTCGCGCCTTGAGGTTGCCGGCATTCTCAAGGTGACTCAGCAGACTGTCGGCAATTGGGAGCGCGGGCACAGTCGCCCTCAGCTCGCCACCCTTCCAGACATCGCCCGCCTGCTTGGCAGGCCCGTTGAGGAACTGGTGGCCCTCGCAACCCAGGAGACGACATGAGGGCCATCCCCTGCTGCATGGGAGTCGCTGTTCATGGGCTCACGTTCTGCACCTGTCCAGCGACAAGTCAGGAGTTGCAAGCCTCGGCACTGGTCCTGCTTTCCGAAAGCATCCACGAAGGATGGGCGCGGCACGCTGAAGAGTGCCCGGCGCCCACCGATTCGCGAGACGGCTGCGTGTGCGGATTTAACGACTGGCACGACCGGGCAGTTTCCACCACCAGCCGACCCATCCTCAAGGAGCGCGCTTGATGACCAGCACCGACAAAGCCATGGATGCATTGAATGCTGCACAGGCCGCGCTGTGGTCACAGTTCGGCGTCGACCACGTCTACAGTGACATCGAGGACTGTCGGGGCAAGACGTGGGCGCTGGGTGATGGTGTTGTCCAGTGGCTTGAGCAGGGCATCTTGTACGAGTACCCCTTGTACGACAAACCCACGTTCACCAACGACACCCACACCGTCGTTGTGATGTCCGATATGGCCGGCGGAAGCATCGCGCGCCTGTTCTCAAACGAGGAGAGGCAGCATGAGTAGCGCCGGCAAGATCGAGGATGGCCCTTGGCTCCTCGGGCGGCCCCCCTACGACGACCACAGCGACCGGACCATCTACCTCACCCTGCACAGTCGTGGCAGTGGGCACTTTGTGGTGTCGGGGCGCCTCCATGGCGAGCACCCGCCCACCTTCCCGGAGGAGCAGGCTGCATGGCTGGCGTGGATGAGGTCAGGGCAGGAGGGTGAGCGCCCCCACCAGTCGCCCCTGGTCCCCCACCTTTGTGTCCCCGAATTGCGCGCGGACATGCCCCTTTCAGAGTGGGTCAACATCGTCGCATGGATGGAGACGATCCGACCGGAGCCCTTCTATGATCGCTGAACTCCTCACCCTGATCCCCATCCTCGCCCTGTGCCACGTCGCGGGCCTCATCTAAACCCCTGCCCGGTCTGGCATCCCCTATCCGCCAGACAATCCCCACCCTGCTGACCCTCAGCTCTCCTCAGTAGCCAGGCCGGGCCTCTTTCCCCTGCATCCCTCAAAACTCGCGGCTGTGCGTGTGGGGTGTGGGGGATTCTTTCATTTATTCTGTATCAATCTATTGACGGGTTGTTTGTATCAAAGTAAGTAGATGGTGTGGGGAGCGAAACCAACCCCACCGAGGACAACACCATGACCGCAGTGATCACCAACTTGACCGCCACGACTACCGGCAACCGCACCGAGATGGATCGCAGCAGCTACACCGTGACATGCCGCGAAGAGTGCCGGGACAGCACCGACCGCAGCGCGTACGACATGGCTGTGATGCTGGGCCAGACCATCACGATGGGGCAGGTCGTCGTTTACCTGCCGTAGCCAGTCGGGGCGGAACCCAGTTCCCGGCCTCGGTCGGCGGCTGGCGTGCCATCCCGGCAACCTGACAGGAGAACCAATGGGAAGACCCACCTTACCCATCGAAGACCAGCGGAAGCACTCTACACGCGTCACAGAGACGAACGTGGAGCGCAGCCGCATCGACGACATCGCAGCCCACCTCGGCTGCAAGTCCAGAGCCGACGCATACCGACGAGCAGCCCTCGCATTCTGGGAGGTCATGGATGACTGACACCATGAACCGCATCGGCTGGGATTGGCCCATCGTGGATGAGTCATGACCGAAGACGAACGCTACCACCTCAGCCGTCTCATCAAGCGGCTCGACTACCTCCGACGCCGGGGCATCCCTGACCGGCAGCTCGCCGACCTCATCGACGACATCAACAAGCTCAAGGCCCTCGACGGGCAGGAGAAGACATGAGCGGAATCGACCTCAACGACCTCCGGAAGACCGGCGGAATCATCAAGCTACAGGGGCGCGAATTTGTGACCTACAGCGGCTTGCTGGTGACCTCGCACAGCAACGGGCTCAAGACCATCGAGCCCTCCATGCTCGACTGGAACGCAGAGCAGCAGTCGGCAGTGTTCAAGGCGACTGTCAGCGGCGAGCGCGGCACCTTCACCGCTCACGGAGACGCCAACCCCGGCAACGTCAAGCGCGGCATGGTCGGAGCCGTCCTGCGCATGGCTGAGACGCGGGCCGTGTGCCGGGCGCTTCGGATGTACCTCGGCATCGGCATGACCGCCCGGGAGGAGTTGCCGGGTGATGAGCCCGCAGAGCAGCGCCAGCCTCGGCAGGCTCCCCGCTCGGCTCGTGACACCGAGGGCTCGCTGGAGTGGGCCTACAGCGCCCTTGAGGCGGCTGGTTGTAGCCCCGGTGCCGTGAATGACTACATCGCCTACCAGGACGGCTGGGGAGTCATGGACGAGTGGACCGTTGACGGTCGCAAGCAGTTCGTCAGGGACGTGCAGAAGGGTCAGCACCCCGACCTCTACACCCCGGAGCAGTCATGAGCGTTCGATACTACTTGGAGGCTCTCAGTGCGACCTCCTCTGATGGGGCCCGTGTCATCAGCGGGTTGCCTATCGAGCCGTGGGGCGTTGCCCCCCACTATGTGACCGACGATATCAGCGTGTGCGCCGCACTTTACGAGCACGCTCCCGGTCACGGTTACTGGGGTGACACCATATTCCTTCGGTGGATGGTGACTGATGATGTGAATGATCGCGGTTGCTTAATGCTTGCGGAGCCCACGGTTGTGACCCGCATCTTCACTGGGAGCGAGATCATCTCCCGCCCAACCGCCGATGTGGTCGCCGGGTACCACGCCAGCTTCAATGCCACCCCGGAGCAGTCATGAGGGCATTTGACCGATTCGCAGAACACCAGCGCCGCCTCTCCGACGCACGGGAGGCCGCAGACGCTGCCCCTGAGCCAGGCACCATCGAGTGGTACCAGGTGCACCTTGAGGCCATGGAGGAGCGCGCCGGGGAGGCTGAGGCCCGGCTTACCGAGGCGCGCAGGCAGATCCAAGACCAGCGGCGGCTGCTGGCTGAGCGGGAGACGGAGATCCATCGTCTCAGGCAGGAAGGTCCGTCATGAATCTCTACAAAGCACCGCCAGAGCCTCACACTCAGGCTGTCACCAGCGATGGGTTTGCCCTGCTCGATCAGGCGTACCAGCAGCGCAGAGCGTACCAGGAGGAGGTGCACCGGCTCGTCAATGCCCTGCCCCGCGTCCCTGTGGATACCCCATACGGGCGGGAGTCGTGGCGGCTGCTGTCCTACACCAGCAGAGAGGTCACCCTTGCCAGAGACGGTCACACGGTCCTGTATGGCAAGCCGGTTCGCTTCAAGCGAGACACCCGCTACAGCATCGGGCAGACCCCCGCCCTGAGAGTCGGGCTGGTCAACCACTTGATTCGCAACATTCAGCGAGGGCGGAAGTGACCGCCGCCCTGTCCATCGCATGCCTCCTGCTCGTCGTCGCGTGGTACCGCTGCCGCTCCCGGTACCAGCGGGTCAGCATCGAGGCAGACACAGCCCGTGCGGAGCTGGCCCGCGTCAAGGCTGAGGTGCTGAAGTTGAAGGCTGGTGCTCTGGTTGAAGCCGACCGGTAATCACGACTGCTTAAAGAAAAGCACCGGTGTTCTATTGACGGTAGAACACCGGTGCTTTATGTTGTTGGTGTGGGGAGACGAACCAACCCCACCGAGGACAACACCATGATCAAGTTTGAAAATCTGGGCACTGATGAAACTGTGACCACATGGGGCATTACGGTAAACGGCGCGTCAATTGGAGAGGTCTCACGGGAGCGTCCTACCAGATGGCATGCAAACGGTGTGTCTGGATTGGTTCGTGACCGCCAAGCACCATGGCTGTGGGTCGCCGTGATGGAAGATGGAAGCGACATCATCATCCCTGATGGGTCCTCTGCTGCGGCTGCGAAAAAGCTTATCAAAGCCGCAGTCAGCACCGTTCACATTACCGGGGCATCCTGATGGGTCGCCTTGCCCTGCCCCCCGAGGAGAAGCGTACCCGGTACACCGCGTACCTCAACGCGGACCACCGCGCAGCACTCCAGCGCATCGCCACACGTCACGCCTGCTCGCTAAACGAGGCGCTGATTCGTGCCATCGTTGAGACGGACGCTGCCGAGGAGCAGCCATGACCCTTAGAATCGGCTCCCTGTTCTCCGGAGTAGGAGGGCTGGACTATGGCCTTGAAGCTGGCCTTATGTCCGCCGGGGTACCGTCAGAGACCGTCTGGCAGGTCGAGCAGAACGAGTACGCCAGAAAGGTGCTGGCGCGTCACTGGCCTGACGCGCAGCGGTACGACAACATTCTAAATGTAGGAGGCCCCATGGCTGGGAAGCTCAAGAAACTCACACCGGAGCAGGTAGTCGAGGCAGTGGCCCTGTACGAGGGCGGCATGTCGTGCGGAGCCATCGCTCCCCGGTACGGCGTGACCAGGCAGTCAATGCACGGCCTGCTGAAGCGGCGCACCAAGATGCGCCCACAGCGCCGGTACGGGTCGGACAATCACTTTTACCGAGGCGGTGTTCTGGCCGACGATGGCGTGCACAATGCCGTCGAGGTCGCGGTCAGGCAGGGCAGGCTCAAGCGCCCTTCCATCTGCGAGGAGTGCAGAGGTCCGGGCGTGCAGTACTCCGATGGTCGCGCCCCCATCCAGGCGCACCACGACGACTACAACCACCCGCTCAAGGTTCGATGGCTCTGCAAAGGCTGTCACCATGCATGGCACACCATCAACACGGCAGTGCCGAAGGGGGGTGAAAGGGAACTCGCGCAAGTCGACATGATTTGTGGCGGGTTCCCGGTAAGCCCTGCCAGGACATTTCACTCGCCGGCAACGGAGCCGGACTGGCAGGTGAGAAGTCCGGATTGTTTTTCGAGATGGCCCGGATCGTTCGCGAGCTACGACCCCGAATCGTTGTCATGGAGAACGTCCCAGCGATCACTGGTCGGGGGCTGGGAGCCGTACTCGGGACCATGGCCGATCTCGGGTATGATGCGCGCTGGGGAGGTCTGCGAGCATCAGAGGTGGGCGCGCCCCATCGGCGGGAGCGGTGGTTCTGCGTCTGCTGGCTGGCCGACCCCGGTCGCCAGCGCGTTCAACTATGCGGAGAGCCCGGCGTCATTCGACAAGCGCAGAGCTCGTCTAAAGGCTCTGCACAAGAACGGGAACGGGAACGGGGCTGGGCGCGTTCTGGCCGTCGAGGCGAAACGCGCCCTGCCGACCCCCTCAGCCACCGACCACAAAGGCTCAAGCAAGCCGGGACAGCGACGGGGTCAGCCTACCGAGCCCATCGAACCCGGCAGCGGGGGCAGGCTCAATCCGGATTGGGTCGAGAGTCTTATGGGCTTCCCTCCCGGCTGGACCTGCACCGATGGCCCGCCCCTCCGGGACCACAGCACGCCTGGGAGCCTCCCCGAACTCGACCACGACAGCCCCACGACCGCGACCGACTCAAAGCCCTCGGGAATGCCGTTGTTCCCCAATGCGGAGCCGTGATCGGTCGATGGATTGGTACTCATATCGTCAAACAGGAAGCCCAATGAAAGACAGAGATCTTGAGGCTCACGCGTACATGGTGCAGCGCTTGATGTCCGAAGGACATTCGTGGCAAGCCGCTGTGGATATTGCCGACCACCATTTTGGTGTAACGACATGGTGATCCCCACCCCCGCAGAAGTCATCGCATCACGCAGCCCCTACCACCGCGACCTCCAACGCATCGCGGACGCCCTCAACACATGGGCCGGCAAGCCCATCCCATTCGACCCGTCCGGGCTCACTACGTCCGGCTACCAGATTGCAGAAGCCCTCGACCGCGCAGGCTGGCAGCTCACCATCAAGGACGGCGCCTGGCTCATCGACCAGAAGTCGTAACGACCGTTCAGAAACCCGCTGTGCTATAAAAGAGGAAGGGGCGACCAGCCGCTAAACTTGGTCGCCCCCAGAAGGAATCACATGAAGCATAACACACCCGACGCGATGGCGTCCAACCTCCTACGTGCAGGCTGGGAACCACTCCCGTCCGAGGTCTGGCATGAGGTCGCGGAGCATCTCCCGCAGCCGTGGACAGAAGGGCAGGCGGCGCATGACCTGCGCGTCCACGCTTCCGAGGTCCGGCTCAAAAAGCGTCTTCGGTTCTCTGGCCGGGTCTACTTCCGCAAGCGCTGGGGCTGGCCGGACCGCCGTGTCCGCTCGCTCTTGAAGGCTGAGCAGGTCTGGAAAGATCCCCGGTTCGCGGGCGAGCGTACCACCTCCGTACCAGCCGCGTACCACTCCCGTACCACGCCGTCGCTGGAAACACAGGTTGAACCGTCCGCTGCGTACCAGCCGCGTACCACTCCCGTACCACCGGCGTCCACACGCGCGGATCTACACAGTACACAGATCACAGATCACAAGAACAACAGCGAGGCTTCTGATGACGTACGCGGACCAACGCGAATGGCTGGAGGATGTCTCTTCGCTGGTCTGCCAAGAACTGGTGAGCGTCCCGCCGCACCAGAGGCTGAGGATGCTGGAGTCGCTCCTCGGCAGGCTGGGGACGTTGCAGGAGTTCCTACAGACCTCAGAGGAGGAGGCAGCAGCACGCCGGCGAGCGGTGCAGCCCGTGTCTGGGAACAGGTCAACGATCTGCGCCGTGCCTCCGGTGAACGAGCCTGGAAGTTGAACGACTCCCGGCGCACCGCAATCAAGGCTCGGATCAAGGAGAGCAGCGAGGAGGATGTTCTCACTGTTTTCCGCTGGTTTATCAACAGCCCTGACGCGAAGTGGAACCGGGACAACTGGAAGACCCCGGCAGACACCCTGCTCAGGGCCAAGAACTTCCTGGGGTACCTGGAGCGCGCACAAAGCGCTGGGGCACCCCTGACGCTCCTGGGAGGGGCATCCACGGCCATCACCGGGGCCAACGTCTGGGCAACCATTGAGAAATCGTACACCCGCAGCGAGTCCAGGCACACCCCGGGCATCAGGGACCATTGGCGGCTGTACCCGGATGATGATCGTGTTGACCCGATGGTCCTCACGGTTCTCCAGGAGTTGACCGAGACGTCCTCTGTCGGGTTTGCATGGCGAGCGCTTAGGATGCTCAACGACTGGGACCGGAAGCAGCTCCGGCGCAAGTTCATCAAAGCGTTTGACGCACGCTGGCGTCTGGAGGTGGCAGCATGAGCCGCGACAACGAACTGCACAGCATCGAGTCAGAGCGCGCAATCCTTGCCTGCATCATGGGCAGCGATGGCATGGACCTCCCCGACATTCACGCCACTGGCCTCTCTGCTCGGGATTTCTACCGAGCACCGCACGCACGGCTCTACCGGTTTCTGCTCGACCGAGCAGACGAGGGCCTCAGCCTGGAGCGCATGGCGGTCTATGAGGCAGTCATGCTCACCCAGCAGGCGCAGGAGTTCGGAGGCATCCAGTTCATCAGCAGCCTGGCAGACGACCCGCCCCTGACGGTCGACCCGCACATCGACAACGTGCGCAGTCTGGCGTACCTGCGACGGCTGGCACAGGGGGGCAACTGGATCACCCAGCAGGCAAAGCAGCCCATCTACGGCAAGCCCTCCACCCACGTCGAGGCCGTCCAGGAGAAGATCGAGCAGATGTGGGAACGGCTGGAGAGTGACCGCCCAGACAACGGGCTGACCACTTCGGCAGGAGCGTCCGACCTTGCCGCACGGCTTGACCGCGACCCCAACGATCGCCCGAACTACTCCCCGACTGGAATCAGCAACCTCGATCACATCATCGACGGGTTTGGCCCCGGTGAACTGATCGTGCTCGGTGGACGCTCATCGATGGGTAAGAGCGTCGGGGCCGTCTGCGTCACACTCAACATGGCGATGAACGGGAGCCGGGTGGCTTTCGCGTCCCTGGAGATGCCATCGCAGCAGCAGGCAGACCGGTACATCTCCCAGCTTTCCGGGGTGCCTTACCGGGACATGGGGGAGAAGGGATTGCATCGCCTCACAGCGTCTGACAAGCGGAAGATTCGGGGCGCCCTGCCGACTTACAGCAGCCTGCCCATCCACATCCAGGACAGCGACGTCTACACCATCCGGCAGCTCCGGAGCTACGCACGCCGACAGCAGGCAATGCACAGGCGATCAGAGACCCCGCTCTGCGGTCTGGTCGTGGACTACATCGGACTGATGGAAGCCGCACCCGGGCAGCGCCAGAGCGAAGCAACCTCGGGATGGGTCAAGGCGCTGAAGAAACTGGCCAAAGAGCTGGGGATCTGGATTCTCTGCCTTGCTCAGATCAATCGGGCAGCGGAGAACCTTGTAGATGCCATCCCGAGAATCAGCAACCTCGCAGACTCGACCATGATGGAGAATACCGCCGACATGGTGATCCTCTGCTACCGCCCCGGCTACTACGATGACCACGCTCCAGAGTTTGACGTGGACTGGATCGTTGGGAAGAACCGCACCGGCCCACGGAATGTCACGGTACAGCTGGCATGGGACCCCACGACCGGCACGCACTTTGACCGAGAAGATTTGCCGACCACAGCGAGGGGCAGACGATGAGCGCCATCCCCATGGCTCGGCGCCCCCTGTGCCGCACCTGTCATCGCCTCATCCTCAAGCCACGGCCCGGCCAGCCCGCGCACTGCAAGCTGATTCGGTTCTGGACGCCAGAGAAGCCGGGGAGCGACCAGCCGCGCGGTCATCGCTGGCTGAAGCGCTTCACAACCAGCGAGAAAGCCGACCAGCACGCCAGGGCAGCGGAGGCGGCTGCGTACATAAACGGGCAGCAGGACGGCTGCACCGCACACATTGAGGTGACCCCATGACGCACCGTAAAACCATGATCAATCTCCAGATCCTCTGCAACATGGCAGACCCCAGAGCGCCCAATACTGCGGCGGGCGAGGCTGCGCTGACGTCCTACATCGGCGGCTTACCTGTCGAGGTGGTCGACGCCATGGAGGAGCGGCTGTGCGAGGGCTGGGCGGCACTGCCTGCGGGTGAGATGCACGACCGGATCACGGCTGTGCTGCGGGGTGAGAAGTGAGTGCGGAACGATTCGGGCCTGGTGACCTGCTGAGGAGCGCATTGGTGATCGAGGGCGGGGATGTTTTGGAGGTGGTCAGCCCAGCCATTGCTCGTCAAGCCATTGAACTGTGCAGGGCGCTCCCGATAGACCCAGCGGCCATGCTGGATGAGTTGGACTGGTGGCAATTCCCTGGGGAAATCCTGAGCATTGGAGTCAACGGGGAGGAGTTGCGTCGAGAGGGTCAGCGACACGCGGTCATGTGTGCTCGAAGAACGCAGCTCATGTGGGAACGTTGCCAGCGGGCGTGGTGCCTTGATGTACTGCTGGCCGTTTGGCGAGACGAGACTGAAGCCATTGAAGCCCTATGGGCTGCTTCAGCATGGGTGGGCCAGCGTCACGGCGCGGTTCAGTCCTGCCTCGGGGCATCTCCGGCTGAGTTTGCGTCCATGGACGCGCGGAATTTGATAGACGACAGCGCGTCCACCCTGGAGTCAGCCTGGCAACAGGCCCGACTCATTAAGCGAGTCCTCACCCTGCTGGAGCGAACATGAGCACCGCAAATCGGGGCAAGCTCTGGGAGCGCCAGCTCGACCGCTACCACTACGCCCTCCAGTCCTCGGGCCGGGCACAGGTCACTCGCAACCATCCCGAGGTCACCATCAAGCGCGGAAGGGGCGGGCAGATCATCGGGGCGACGTTCCGCAAGACCGGGGCGCCGGACTACACGATCCTCTCCGAAGGGCTGACCCTGATGGCTGATGCCAAGAGCACGCAGGAGAGGCGCTGGAAGCTCATCCTGTTGGAGCCTCATCAGGCGCAGACGCTGAACGCAGTCGAGCATCACGGTGGGCTGGGTCTGCTGCTGGTCAACACCCCACAGGGGTCGTGGGCGCTACCCTGGGACCGCGTAGAGCCGTGGTGGACCCGCAGGCACACCAGGCAGGCAAAACGCGGTGAGGCGTCCCTGACGGCTGAGCAAATGGATGGGATGGCAGTGGCGTACGCACCCAAGGGGTACGCCCTCGACTACCTACAGCCCGCGCTGGACTATCTGAAGCGTCGGAGGATTGCGGCTTGATTGGTGGTTGACCTGTGCGCTTACACCCGCTACCGTAGGTGTATGACTACTGGCGAACGAATCAGGCATGCACGAACTCAAGCAGGGTTGTCCCTGCGTCAACTGGCGGGGCTGATCGAGTGCTCGCACGTCGCAATCTGCGATTGGGAGAACGGTCACCGACGCCCCTCTGACGACACCCTGAAATCCATTGCAAGCTACTGCGGTGTAACGTTTGACTGGCTCCAGAATGGACGGCTGAGCGCGGTGGGTGACCGCACACTCAAGGCGCTGGCCGGGCTTCCGGCTGACGAGCAGCGGAAGATCATCGAGTTGCTTGAGACGACCGGAGGTGCAGAGTGATGAAGCACAACAAACCGTTCCAGGAGCGGCTGGCCCGACTTGACATCCAGATCGGGGCAGCACTCGACCTCGGGAAGGGCTTTGGGTCGCACACAACGCTTGGTCAGGAGGAAATCAAGCGCTACAGCGAGCTGCTGGCCGAGCGCTGCAAGTTGATCGCCAAAGCTGCGGGGACCATGCCACCAGTCCCTACCAGGGACCGCACCGGGGCAACCTTCGTAAGGCGACTCGTCGAGTGGGACGAAGACACGGCGACCCTGATGGATGAGTGGGGGTACTCCCGGTTTCGATTCAGGATGGACACAGGCAACCCCGTCAATCCCGGGCACTACACCCGCATCCCGGAGTTCTTCCTGCTCACCCTGCGCAATCTGGTTGAAGACCTACGAAGCGCTGAGGTGGCCAAAGAGAAGGCCGGCCAGTGACCCTCCAACTCCTCCGTCGCGTCCACACCTACCACTGCGCCTGCGGGACCGCCGTGAGCCATCCTGTGGGCGCCCTGAGCCCCGGCTCTGATCGCGGACTGTGCGTGGATTGTGAGCGTGAGGCGATCCTGTCGTCGGACGTGCTCACCGACCCCAATGCTGATGTCCGGACGTGGGCGCCGACTCAGCACTCGATTGACCGGCTGCTGGATGCGCCAGCCCGGACCTACACCCCTGACCTGGAGATATGAGATGCCTGATACCAAGAAGTTCGACGTGACGATTCCGTTCATTGCGTGGGCGACTGTGACCGTCGAGGTTGACGCCAGCGATGCGGATCAGCAGGGCGAGGATCCAGAGGTCCTCGCCATCGAAAAGGCGTACGAGTGCGCTGGTGTCTACCGAGACGCATCCGGTGGACTGTCAGCCGCGTACGGGGTCCGCCTCCGGCACGACGACGAGATGAATGAGCCGCGCGGCTCCTCCGTTGACGTGATCGAGGTGACCGGATGACCACCACCGGCTACCACATCAGAGAGCGCCTCAGAGCGGCAATCGTTGCCGTCGCAGGCGTCAACCCCGACCCTGGCCACCGTCTCCAGGACGTGATCACCGTGCTTGTCTACCAGGACCGGGCAGGCGAGACGGTCGTGGAGATTGGACCGCGTGAGGGGCTGTCACTGGCCGAGGTGCGGGCGATTCTCAAGGCGGCTGCAAAGAATATTGGGGAGGAGCGATGAGCGACCAGAGCAGTTCAGATCTAATTGAAAAGAGGGCAAGAGCAGCCCTTAACCATCTCGATGGGTCCGACCGTGAGGAGGTGCTAGCATGGTTCTTAGATCGGGAATCAGCAGCCAAAGCCAAGGTGAGGAGGCGTGATTGGTTCGGCGAGCGCCTGACCGCGTACGGGTTCGCCGGCTTGGTGATCGGCGCTGTTTGTGCAGTAGCCATCGCGGCCAATGGGTGCACTGACACAGCCCGCCGAAGAGCAGAGATAGAATTGAGGGAGTGTGAGAATGCTGTCTACGTGCTTACCGATACATGCGGCATCAGTCATGACTGAGGAACTGATCGCGTTGGGGCGCCGCGCTGTGGCCTGCAAGGACTGGCGGTGGATGCCGGGGATGCTGACGGTCGTGGATTGTGGTGATGGCGGGACTTGCACCCCCATCCGACTCACAGCCCCATCGGCCAATTTGGAATGGCTCGGATGCTCCGAGGAAGATCGGCCCGAGTATGGCCGGTGGATCATGACCAATGCAATCCCCGACCCATCCGACCCGTCCACCTGTGGAGCAATGCTGGTACTCATTGCCACCGCGCACGGCGTGACTGTCGAGGACGTTTCTGTGGTGCGCACGACGGGCAGGGTCTGGAGCGTGTGGATTCATGACGGATCGGGGTCATCTCACCGGGTCACAACCCATCTTGACAGCCGGGCAGAGGCCCTCGTTGCTGCTCTGGAGGCAGCATGAACACCACAGCCGGGCAGCTCTACCGCATTGACCGCGCCCTTGCTGGCGTAGACACCGCAACCACTCGCGACTTCTACAAGGCTGTCGAGGTGTTCGGCTGGCCCTCTGCGGCGGCTTCCGGCTGTCTGCTGGCGGTGGTCCGGGAGGCTCACAGCGACGACAGCATACACGCCATCGCCGGCACCCATGAAGGTGAGTTGGTTTGGGACGTGTGGGACTGCAACCGGGACATCGCGCCAATGTGCCCCACTGAAGTAGCAGCCCTCGTCGCCGCCCTGGAAGCCGCACCATGACCGTCGAGCAGGTCACCCTCGGGCTCCTCTGCGCGGTCTTCCTCGGATGCCTGGCGCTGGCGCTGGTCGGGCTCTGGCGACTCCATCGCCTGCCCATCCCGCAGCGTGCGACCCACCCGGCTGGGCGGCGTGCTCGGGCCATCCAGACAGAGGACCGGATTGCATGGGCGGGTGCCGAGGCAGAGGAGCTGCTGGAGCGCATGCCGACCGACGAGATCCCAGCCATCGGGCTGAACCTCAGCGCATATCCGACACAGGAGAACCAATGATCGACTACAAAGACACCGAACAAAACAAATGGTACTGGCTGTGGGTGACCGGCCCGGATGGGCCTGTTTGGATGCTTGCACGGCGTCAAACCCGCTGGCCGGACGGATTCTGCCTTGCCAATGAAGGCGCTGGTGACCCGGTCTACAAAGAGGACCATGGCCACACCATACGCGGCAAGTGGACAATCCTCGAAATCCATCCCTGCAAGCCCCCGGAGCGGTCATGATCTGGTTCGCAAAGAAGCCAGCATCGGGCCGGTGGGAGCGGCAGGAAGACCAGCACGGCCCCTGCGACAGCGCCCCGCACGCTGCATCCACGTTCGCCTCCATCCACGTTCGCAGCCTCGGAGAAACCGTCGAGGTCATGGGGCAGACCGAGCCGCCCCGCGATGTGATGGAGGTTCAGGTCTTCACCGTGATCAGCATCGGGTCTTCCGGCGCGGCTGTGCAGTGGGTTGGAAGCCGCAAGGAGCGGCCATGATCACCGTCTGCAAAGCGTGCGACCAGACCCGCAGCGACAAGCCCGGCCACATCCACGTATGCACCGCAGACCCGTTTACCCCCGGCTGGCTGGCTGGGGTGGCCTACGACCCCGGGCCACAGCCGGGAGGTTTGGGGGAGGTCAGGGCAGCGCGATGCCGCTCTGGCTGCGGGCTGCGCAAGGACCATGACGGCGTGTGCGAGCGGGTTGGGGGTGAGGGATGAAGGCGCTGCACCGGCGTCTCGCTGCGCACATGCTGGAGCTTTACGTTGAAGGGAAGGTTTCGCGCGGGTGTTCGGACTGGCTTTGGCCAGACTGGTTCCCCGTCGAGGAGCGCGGGCCATTCGCCTATGCCATGGAGATGGCGAACAGCGGGAATGAGTCAGACGCCACTGAGGGTGCAGCCGTGTACGGGGCAAGCATCTACGGCCCTGCGGACTTCTCGGTAGCCCTGCACTGCATTCGACTGCTCAGGGCTGGGAGTGAGGAATGATCCGCCTCATGCTCACTCTTTCCGCTGCACTGCTCGCCAGCGCCCTCTGGCTGCACTTCGACGCGCTCAACCGTGCCCGGTCCGGTGAATGGCAACAGGGCGCAGAATTCATCTGTGAGCAGGTCGCGCAGGGCAAGCCGAGCCGGGTTGTTGGTGATGAGTGTCAGGTTGAGATTGCAGCGACGTGGCACGGTCATCCCGGTGTCGTGAGCGGAGGCCGGAAGTGATCACCATCATCTCCGACCCCACAGCGCTTCCAGAGCCGACCCCGCAGCCACCAGAGCCGACCCCGCAGTGCTCGGGACCGCCCGCTATGCCATCGAGGCAATCAGCGCCTTGGCGTGCAGCGAGCGCAACCCGATGACGCACCAGTTTGCAGCGATTCTGATTGACCGAATCGAGGAGGACCGATGATCCCCAACCAGACACACCTTGACCTGCTGGAGCAACTGCCCGCTGAGGTCCATGCAAAGCTTCGCGAGTGTGGGCCGGGGTGGGTTGTCCAGGACTGCAAGGACACCACCCGGCTGTGGCTTGTGCTTCGGATGGGGCCGCAGGAATGGGAGGTGCCGGACTGCGAGCCGGTGCCGTTCTACTGGCTCCCCTGCTCGGCGGACGACATCCACAAAATCGCCATGGAGACGCACGGTGGGCGTGACCAGCGCCGGGGGATGTATTGGGATGGGGAGGATGGCTACGAGGCGTCGCTCTCCGGAAACCACAGCGCCCCCGATGCTGTCGGCAGGATGCGTGAGACGACAAACGTTGAGGCAGGCGGAGGCGACCCGCACGAAGCGGCACTCCGCCTGCTGCTGGCTGTCCTTGGAGGGGGTGACCGATGATCACCGTACCGATCTGGCTGGCAAGCATCGCAATCCTGCTGAGATTTCACTGGCCGGTGAGCCACCCACTTGCGTGGGACTGGGTCGTCTGGCTGTATGTGCTGAGCGGCCCATTATCGCCCCTGTACCACCTCTCAACGAGGCTGCTATGGGCGTACCGGTCGAGGAGGCTCCACCCAGCACCGCAGCCCGCACAGCGGCTTTCTGACAGCAGCATTTCACCATGGCGAGACGACACCGCAAAGCACATCAAGGACGGCACCTACTACATCCATGCAGCGACCGGGCGCCGGTTTGAAGTTCAGTGGGTCAGGTCGTCATGGTGTTGGTGGCATGGCGAGGTGCGCGCGGTGGATGGTGTGCCGACCACGAATCACATGGGCGGAGAGCCATGGCTGGTCAGGGAGTTTCTGAGCATCACCGTCAAGGACATGCACGACGGGGTGTTCCTGTCCTACACCCCGCCAGAGCTTGCGCCCATCCTCAACCGCGCCGGGGTATCTTGATGCGTGTTTCTACTCCGCTGGTGGACCGTCCCCGACCGAGACGATCCCTTCCTAATGATCGCAGCTCCGTTGGTTCTGGCGGGCGCTGCGACGGCCATTGTGCCCTTGTGGCTGGCTGGACTGGTCTGGGTGGCTGCGACGGGTCACTACGGGGTGCGGACGGTGACGAGGATGGGAAGGGCGCTGAAGCGTGCCTGGAGGCTGACCGATGATCAGACGCATTCTGGCATGGTGGATGGCCCGAGAGGCGAGCCGCCGCGCACACCTCATCGACGCACTCAAGGCCGGCAACACGACGACGTTGGAGATCCGCCGCTGGCTTGACCGGGAGCGCCCGCAGGTCGGCGGGGGAGCGTGGGTGTACGTCCATCTTGGCGACATGCACGACCTGCCGCACCTGACCTGCACCGAGGAGCCCGGGAGCCCAGAGAGGGGCGGGCTACCACGGTGGCGATACCGGTGGGACGGTGAGCAATGAGGCGCAAAAAGACCGCTCTGACCGTTAACGCTGGGTGGGCAAGGAACGCCGGAGCGCTCGCGGTGTCGTGGCGGGGATTCTCGCTTCATTTCGTGGTCCAGCGTGACTGCTGGGTGTGGGGCTATGACGAGGACTACTACGACGGCCCACTCCCAAGCTTCGGCGTCGGCCCGGTCTTCCTGCTCTGCTGGATGTACTCGCTTCGAGAGTCATACCAGTGGGGGCTTGAACCGTGAGGCGCCGCTACAGCAGGTCTGAGCTGGTCGCTACCCTGCTGCTGGGTCTGGCCCTCGGCACACAGTTGACACACTGCGACCCCTACACACCACACGACACCAAGCATCAGCCGTGAACCCCTGCGACCACAAAAGCACCTACCCCGGCAAGGGCACAGCCAAGCGCTACGCACGGCGCCTGATGAACCGGTACGGCAAGCTCTGGCCCTATCGGTGCACCCACTGCAATCGTTGGCACCTCACCAGTCGCCCGCCGCTGGTTCGCACCGTAGACGTCCAGCATGTTGCCGCCCTGCCACGGTCAAGGGGGAAGCGACGGGGCAGAAGGTTGGAGCCGAGCGCTACGGTAGAAGAGATCAGGGCACTGGCCGCACGCATGAGAACTGAACGGACGGAGGATTAGAGGATGGCAGGACGGGTGAAGTACACGCAGGAGCAAAGAGACACGGCGCTTGCTGCCCTGATGGCCTCCGCGGTGGAAGGGGATGGAGGTGTCTGGAAACCTCAGTTCAGGGTGGTCGGACGACAGCAGAAGCTCGGAGACCGGACGCTTAGGCGCTGGTGGAAGGAGCGGGATGTGTCACAGGATGACGCACTACGCCGCGCAAACACACGCGCACGGTCAGAGGTCAGGAAGGATGGGGCAAAAGACTGGCTTGAGAGTCAGGTGTCGAGGGTTCAGAACGTGGTCACGTACATCACAGACCCACAGCACTACAGCAGAGAGCTGGTGGAGGTGCCCTTCAGTGACGGCAAGCTTGTCAGGCTTGAGGGCACCCGCCCGGACCATGCCGCACGGGCGATGAAGCTCACGGTTGAGGTGCTCAAGGATCTCGACGGGCTGATGGCGCACCAGTCCGCTTCAACACCAGACCGCAAGCTGGCGAGCTTGAAGGAAGCGGCACGCAAAGTGGGGATCATCAAGTGAGCGCCGAACACATCGACCCGGTGGAGTGGGCCTGGCTGCTGGAGTTGGACACAGACGGGTTCTTCGAGTTGCTGGAGCAGCTCCCGGATGAGGAATGGGACTCCTGCCTGTATGTGCGATGCCGGTATGACCTTGCGCTGTTCAGCGCGGTGTTCTTCTCCAACCGGCTCCCGCTGCCATTCTCGAAGTTCCACAGGTCGACGCTTGAGAAGGCAAAATCCGCATGGACGAACCGAGAAAAGGAAAGCCGGACCGTCAACGCAGCTCCCCGCAGCAACGCCAAGAGCACCCTGATTAGCTTCTGCTCCCTGGTGCACGATGCGGTGTATGGGTTGGAGCGGTACACCGGGATCATCTCCACCACGTTTGACCTCTCACAGGATTTGGTGGCGGACGTCTACAGCGTCTTCACCAGCCGTGAGAAGTACGCAGACTTACACCGCGTCTATGGACCGCTGCGGGCAGTGGGCGGCAAAACCGACTTTGAGGCGTACGCCGGCCCCTACTATATGCGCTTCAAGGCTTTCAGCTTCGGCGGCTCCATCCGAGGTACGAAGTTCGATGGGATTCGATTGACAAAACTTGTCGTGGACGACGGAGAGCACCCCGACAAGGTCCGCAGCCCGACACAGCGGCAGAAGCTTTGGAGCTACCTGACCAAGGATGTGCTCAAGGCCGGCGATCGGTTCACCAAGTTCGAGGTTGTGGGGACTGTCCTGCATCCCTCCGCGATGCTGCCGACCCTGCTGGGTGTGACCGGGAAAGGCGCCCCCGGCTGGAAAGGGCAGCGCTGGCAGGCTGTAGAGTCATGGCCCGAGCGTATGGACCTGTGGGAGCGCTGCAAGCGGCTGTGGGCAGACCTCACCGACCCGGATCGGGAGGAGACGGCCCGAGGCTACTACGAGCGCCACAAAGCGGAGATGGGCCGGGGGGCGCAAGTCCTGTGGCCAGAGAAAGAGCCGCTGTACGACCTGATGGTGATGCTGTGGACAGACGGGGAAGCATCGTTCTATAGCGAGAAGCAGAACGTCGCGACCGACCCCGCCCGACAGGTGTTCTGGCCTGAGAAGTGGGCACGGTGCACCTTTGACGGGGAGGTCATTACGACCAGCAAGGGGCGCAAGGTCCGCCTCAACTCATGCAAGGTCGCCGTGTGGCTTGACCCGCGCTCCAGCGAAGAGACAGAGCGCAATGACTACGCCTCTTGCACCCTCGCAGCACAAGACCAGTTTGGGTATATCTACCTGCTGCGCACAAGCATGCAGCGCGTTGACACGCTCGGTCAACTCAGCGTGCTCTGGAGCATCTTCAGCATCATCGGCCCCCGGGGCATGTACGGCTACGAGGACAACGGGTTTGCCCGGCTCATTGGCACCATCTTCGACGACCAGCGCAGAGCCCGCAGGGACGCCGGCAAGGTCTGGAACATGCCGCTCATGGGGCATACGAGCACCGAGAACAAAAACGTCCGCATGTCTCGCCTGGCGCCCATGTTCGACCTCGGGCACATCGAGGTGGCGGAAGACATGGACCCGGTTGCCATCGAGCAGGCGCGGGAGATCCCGACCGGCACACACGACGACGGCCCCGACTCCTGGGAGCGTGCAATCTGGCTGCTGGAAGGCGGCGGATCGGCTAAGTTTGATGGAGATGCGAAGTTCAATGGGTAGCCGTTTTCCCGGGGAAACACCCCGCAAGTGCTCCCAGAACGGGAGCAGAGAGGGCGCGGAACGGTTGAACGCGGACAATGAGCAGATGAATAGCCAAAATCAAGGGAAAACACTTCGATGAGTATCGAAAAAGCGATCCATGCTACTGAGGCGAGGCTTTCACGGCTGAAGCAAGCGCATGTCCGGATGGGGCGCATTGCTTATTTCTCAAGCCGGTGGGCTGAAGACGAAGATGGGGCGTACGTCTTGGATCTTAGGAGCGGGGTAGCTGAGAAGGCCAACTACCCTTCAGGTTCATGGGTCCAGTTGAGCAAAGATGAGATGGCGGAGGTCAGAAAGATTGTCGAGCGTGCCTTGCTTCGGATGAGGGCAGAGGTTGACGCTATCGTGTCCGATGAGTCCGCCTGATGAGCACCGAAGAACGCACGCACCTTTCCGAGTCATGGGAGGCGCACCGGCTGGCGAGCCAGCGCCCGGAGCCTCAGCCGTTTCGCATCGAGGACCACTTCCCAGCCCCGCTCATGCCGTTCATGCTGGCGCTCCCGCTGGGTCTGCTGGCGTTTGGGCTGCTGATGACGCTCAAGGGGTTGGGCTGATGCCCTCCTACCGACCACCCGCCGAAGTGGCCCGCGTTGCACGCCGTGCCCTTGAAATCCGAGCCCAGCAGACCCCGAGCAATCGAGCGGGAACGGCTGTGGGTGTGGCCCGTGCAAACCAGCTCGCGAACCGTGACCCGGTCAGTCTTGACACGATCAAGCGCATGGTGTCGTTCTTCGCCCGGCACAGCAAGACACCATGCGCAGCCAAAGCACGCCGCGACAGAACCAGCAAAGCCGCGCAGGCATGGGGCTTGTGGGGCGGGAATGCTGGCAGGGCGTGGGCGAATCGCATTCTGCGGGAGGAGGAGTGATTGGGTGTTGAGCACCTCGCCATTCCGGCTGCTGTGCTGATGCTCCGCTGGACATGGCGAATCGTCCACAGCCGCCCATACTGAGAGAAACGGCCCCGTAGCGGTTAGGATGTGCGGAATACTGCAAACAATCCAAGGGAGCCGCGCATGGCTGGCAATGTCACATACCTCGACCGGGACCACCGCAGCCTGCTGACCACGGACGACCCGTTTGGCTGGCCGGGCACGCCGGACGCATGGCAGGAGCGGTACCAGTACCTGCTCGATGCGTACCATGGCGAGAACTACAGCGCGCAGATGATCAAGGATCTCCAGCTCTTCCGGGCGCTGGATGATGACGGAAAGGTCATCGCGCAGACCCGGCGCCTGTACCGGGACCGTGTGTTTCTGGTTGAGGTGGCAGCGGCAGCACTGGCGATTGACGCCGTCGTGCTGACCCCGGTGGAGGGCGCACCGGATGCGGACGTGAAAGAGGCGGAGGCCATCTGGCAGCGGTCAGAGATGGCAACGCAGGGCACGCTCTGGAGCAAAGATGCAGCGCTGTACGGCGACCTGTTCATTGAGCCGGTGCGCATGACCCGATCCCGTCCGTACGCCGTGGAGTTGGTGAGCCACGACGCCCGCACGGTGCTGCTGGAGTATGACCCCATCCTCGGGCGTCGGATCTCCCGAGCGGTCATCACCCACCAGATCATCGGTGAGGTCAGCGTCGACATGCAGGGGCGCGCCACAGAGTCGGGGGCTGTGGACACGTACCAGCGCATCCTGACGCCCGGGGCCATCACCATCGAGCGGACCCGCTACAACGCGCAGAACAATGCACAGGAAGCGCTTGAGGACGAGGCGGGAGAAGGGGGCGCCGGAGAGCATGGGCTCGGCATTACGCCGATTGCTCACGGTCGGTTCACGCCCTCCCCCATGGAGCCCGAGCACAGCCTGCCCGTGACGCACGGTCTTGACCGGCCCGAGGGCGAGGTCAACTCCCTGGCCAGCCAGATCAGCGCCGTGGGTGACCGCTACGGAAACCCGAAGCTGCTCATCAAGGGCGTCAAGGTCGGGGAAGGTGCGGACCTGCTCAACATCGGCAAGATCCTCAACCTGTTCGGCGGCAGCAAGGACGCCATGGCCAGCACCGATGCCAAGTACCTGGAGCCGTCGCTGTCTGGCGTCTCAGAGCTGCGCGCCCAGATGGAGCGCCTGATTGACGATGTGCGCTCGACCTTCCCTGAGTTCCTGTTCAGCGGCTCCACGGCGAACCTCTCCGCTGAGGCCCTGCGGCTGCTCGCCACCCGCTATGAGGTGAAGTACGAAGGCATCCGGTCGCGCATCTACAGCGCGATTGAGAAGGCCCTGGCCATGGGTGTGGCGCTCGCACAGAACCGCCCCTATGACCCCTTGCGCCACCCGGTCAAGCTCTCCGGCCCCCCGCTGCTGCCCTCTGACGTGGCGGCACTGCTCAAGGTGATCACCGACGCCCGCAGCGCTGGGCTGATCACCATGGCCGATGCTGTGGAGCGCGTGCAGGGGCTTGACCTGGCAGACCAGGACGCGACCCCGGAAGAGTACGTGACCCGGCTGGGTGCGGAGGCCGCAGCGCGTGCCCCTGACATGAGGGAAGACCCCGACGACGAGCCGACCGAAGAGGAGTAGCCGGTTAGACTGAAGGTATGACCGACGACCAGCGAACCAGCCTGCACGCCCTCCTGACCGACCCAGACCAGGTAGTCTGGACCCAAGGGGTTGAGTTGGCTCGGTCGCTGCTGGGGCCACTTGAGTTCAGGCAGTGGATGTCCGAGACGGGAAGTCTGCGAATATCGGCCATGATCGCAGCAGGTGCAGCCAAAGCCGATGAGGCGCTCGCCTCCGGGAATCCCATTGATTTCGTCACAAGCGCATGGAGATGCATCAGTGCCGCTCACGCACAGTACAATGCACTTCTGGCTGTGCCTTTCGCGGACTCAGGAAAGGGCGGAAATCCGAGCCTTAAGCGCCTTGAGGACCGTCTTTCGCCCCGCCTGCTCATCCTCGACGACTGACAGGCGCTTCAGGGTAGGCGCGTCCTCACATGCCACGATGCGCGCCCTGACATCCCGCACGGACCCATCCAGGAAGATCATCAGCGGGTCCTCGGGCGCTTCCTCACCCCCGGCAGGGACCACCTGTGCACGACCGGTTGCACTTTTTGGACCCATCTTCAGTGCAGCGAGGCGACGAATCGCACGATCCTCCTCGCCATGTGTCTCGATGGTTCGCCAGCCGGGAACGGACTTATCAACGATGCACCATGCGAGGTTTACCTGGATGAGTTCAATCGACACTTGTAGCACCTTGGATTACTTGTAGAATTACCAGAAGAATAGCGATATTCCAGAACCATATCCACACCCACGCCGACGCCGGGCTTTATCGGGCGACAAGGGGTCTATCAGTGAGCATTCGTCCGTGTACCTTCGTTCTCCCGACTCAGACACCATCGACCGCCCAGACGGGTGGCTTGTGTTTCGAGGAGGACCACGAACTGGAAGACGATCCGACGGACGACCCGCCACCAGCAGACCCCCCGACCGGCAAGGCGTCTCAGGGGCTTCAGGCGACTGTGAAAGCCGAGCGGGAGAAGCGGCAGGCGCTGGAAGCGCAGCTGGCGGAGATCCGAGCAGCTCAGCAAGCTGCCGACGAAGCGTCGAAAGCGGAAGCCGGCCAGTACAGGGAGCTGTACGAAAAGCTCAAGGCCGAGCGGGAAGCGGAGTTGAAGGAACTGAAGGCGCTCAAGGGCGAGAAGAAAGCCCGTGTCGAGGCCCTGACGGCCAAGAACACGGAGCGACTCGACGCGCTGGACGACGACTGGAGGGATCTGATTCCCGAGGGTCTGAGCCCGTCTGCGCTGTCAAAGCAGCTCGACAAGATCGAGGCGCGCATGGTGGCAGCAGAGGACCGTCCGGCGGGCGGCATCCTCGGCAAGCCACCGAAGAAGGCCACCGTGCACATCCCTGTCGAGCACAAGGAGCAGTGCGAGCGGGAGGCAAGCCGCTACGGGCTGCCTGCGAAGCAATACTGGAAGATGCGCATGAAACCCCGGCTGGTGAAAGCGGGCAAGCTCAAGGGCTGACCGTTCCAGGGCCTGCCGGGGCACCAACAACCCCAGCAAGGAGGCCCTACAATGGCCTTTGAGTACATGTACGGTCCCCGGAAGATCATCGAACTTCCGCTGGACTCCACCTCAGCCGACACCGTGGTCGGCCTCATGATCACCGCAGCCGGTGCGACCGACGGATACTTCAAGGAAGTTGACGGGTCAGGCGAGGCTGTGACCGGTGTTGCCGTCTCTCAGGTCAGCAGCCCGTCCGCTGATGGTGGCGCGGTCGTCAAGGTCGACGTCAGCCCTGCCAGCGTCTACAAGGTCAAGCCCGACGCTGGCACTATCGCCGTCACCGACGCCATGAACACCGCCGACTGTGGCGCTGATGGCCTCACCGTCAACATTGACGCCAGCGCCACCGATGACATCCAGATCCTGTCTGTCGACGTCAACAAGAACGAGATGCTGGTCTCCATCGTTCCCACCTTCGCCGGAGTGGCATAACCAATGGCCCTCGACGTTTCCCAGGTCACAGCCCTCGTTGAAAACGACGGCTATTCCGCCATGTTCGAGATGTACGACGCGATGCCCGCGCAGTACCAGACCCTCGGGCGCATCATCAACCCCACCGAGGCCGGCGTTGCCCTCTACGGCGACCGTGGCACCGTGTTCATGGGTCACCAGCGCTTCGACAAGCGTGCGGACCTCCAGGAGATCAACGACTCCACCACGGGCAAGGCGTACGACTGGCAGGCAAGCATCGAGCAGTACGCTCGCGGCATGATCCTTCCCTCCCGCCTGCTGCGCTCCAACGGCGCCGCCTCTGCGGTCAAGGCGCGCATCATCGAGTTCGCCCGGGACCGCGCAGAGATCGCGATGCTCCAGAAGGAGGACCACATCGCGGACATGTTCCAGAAGGGCACGCTGACCGCTGGCAGCACCGAGTTCTTCGACAACTCCTACCCCGGCAACGCGGACCCCAACGCAGGATTCATCTACGATGGCCTGCCCTGGTTCGACACCGCACACACCGTGGCGGACGGCTCTGGCAACACCTACAGCAACCACACCGCCAGCCTGGCCCTGACCCAGACGAACCTTCAGACGGTCCTTACGACCATGCGGAGCACCAACGCGGTCAACGACCGTGGCGAGCGCATTCTCATTCGTCCAGACACCATCATTGTCCCCCCGGGCCTGGAGTACACCGCCCGGACCATCCTGAACAGCACCCAGGTGACGGGCAGCGCCAACAACGACGTCAACCCCATCGCCGGTTCGCTGAATATCGTGGTGTGGAACGCCCTTGACGATGCTGCTTCGGCGTCTTCCTGGTGGGTCGTCCAGCGTGGTCGGGGCCTTCGAATCTACGACTCTGGCGCTCCGCGCATGTGGGTTACCCCGCTGGACAACGGCGACATCAAGGTGAACAGTGAGTACCTGTTCGGTGCTGCGGTTGACCAGTGGCGCTACCAGTACTGTGCCAACAAGGCTGCATCCTGATCTGAGGTCTGACCATGGCATTCACCTACGACATCACGACTGACCGGGGCCGGGTTCGCTTCAATCTGGGCGATACCGACTCGGCAGCGTACTGGTTCGAGGATGCCGAGGTTGACCAGATGCTGTCCAGCGAGGGGAGTGTGGATGATGCCACTGCGGCATGTCTCCGTGCGCTCCTCGCATCCAAGGGGCTGCGCATGAAGAAGTTCTCCGTGCAGGGCCTCTCCTACGACGACACCGCACAGATCAGCGCCATCAAGGAGTTGCTGAGCCTGTACGGTGGCGACCTTCCCACACTGGCGACGCCGTCGACTGCCCTGCTCCCCATGGATGCCGGGTACGTTGAGCCGGTGCTGGGATGAATTATCACGGCAACGGCATCATCGATGCTGTCATGCTGGCGGCGGTCAGAGCAGACATTGCCAGCATCACCGGAGACGCGCGCGTCTCCGCATCGGTCACCGTCTCTACCCCCACCAGCGCCCCGGTGATGGACTACGCTACTGGTGAGGCCACCCCCACGGTCGACGACGACACCGTGAACGCCCTGCTTGGTGCCATCGATGCGGAGGAGATCCGGGACGATGAGGGGCAGCGTGTCCTGATACGCCGGCTTGTCTACATTGAGGCCGCGTCGCTCAGCTCTGCCCCGACGACAGACACCACCATCACGGTTGGTTCTGACCGATACGGTGTCACGTTTGTGGTTCAGGACATGATCACCGGACACTACGAGATCACAATGGAGCGCTCTGTCTGATGGCCACAGATGCAACCATGCGGGTGGAGTACGTGGAAATGCGCTGGATGGCGTACCTCCAGACCCTCACGCTCACCGGCTCACCGGCCATTCGGCATGCCGAAGAGGCGCGGATTGGAAACCTTCCGACCTCCCCATGGGGCCGGGTCACCTTTCGCCCCCAGGCGCCTGTGTATGGCGGGCGGATTGATGCCACATACGATGCGCGCATGATGTCCGTCCAGATGGCCATCGATCTGTTCTGGCCAAACGGGGATGATGGTGCAGCGATGGACCTGTACGCCCCTCGGCGGGCCGCCAGCGAGCTTGACACCACCCTTGACGGTCGAGCGCTCACCTTCCTCGACTACAGCACACCTGCCAGTCCTGTGGCCATTGCTGGATACTACCAGCGCATCTACAAGCCGACGCAGCTTGAGAAGCGCACCGGGACCGAGCAGTACCGGCGCTGGCGCGTCACGGCGATGATCGAATGGATCGGCAAGGTTGAGCGGGTGGCGTCGTGAAGTTCAAGCAGCGCTTTGACGCCATCCCCCGCATCCCCCGGTCTCGGATCGTTCCGGCGATTACTGAGGTGACCCGCGCGGAGTCGGTGGACATCAAAGAAGACATCCAGGCGATCACCCCGGTAGACACCGGGCTCATGCGTCAGTCATGGCGCCGACGGGTCACCAACACGACCCGCAAAACCACCATGACCATCACCAATGGTGCATCCTACGCCGGACACGTGCACTACAAAGGCCACCCATCGCGGTACGTGCTGGATGCGGCTGACAGACTGTTCAAGGAGCGGGTTGCTGAGCTGACAGACAAGGTCAACACCCGCCTCACCCTCATCCTCACCAGGGAGCCATAGTCATGGCGAGTTTTTCTGATCCATCCACCATGCCCAAGGTCATCCGGGACGGCTCTATGAGCCTCACGGACAGCGGGGGAACCAACGATTTCCTCGTTGACTACGAAGATGGGGACGTGGGCTTTGCGGTCGGTCCCGGAGACATTGACGAGACCATCGTCATCTATGACCGGAACATCATCACTGCGAGCCGCAAGGGCAAGCAGCAGCCTATTGAGGTCACCTTCACGGTCAAACTCAAGACGTTCACCAACAGCAAGACGAGCGCGACCAACCCGGCATCACTGCTGGATGTCATCACCGGCACGGGTGGCGCGTCGGCGTGGACGAAGGTCAGCAACAGCCACGAACAGCACAACCTGGACATGACCTTCACGGTTGAGGGCAGCGATTGGGGCGACGGTGCGGACAACACCGTGACCTTCTCAAAGTGCATCTTCAAGTACGACCTCAAGGAAGGCGACCCGTCCAAGATCACGATCTCCGCAATGTGCCTCGGCGGGTACACCGTCACCGGTCCGGCGTAGTCCATGGACATCAAGACCATTCACATCGCAGGGGCCGGGGAGATCTCCGTCGAACTGCCGCAGTCGTTTGCAGCCCGCCTCGACCTGCTGACGGCATGGGGGGCAGAAGACGCCGATCGTGGGCGCCTCATGTGGGGTGTTCTGGGCGCGTGCTGGGCTGACAAGAACCGCCTGCCCTCCTATCGCCCTGACCGGGGAGACCGGGACGTCTACAAGTACGCTGCGAGCGTCTGTGAGGTCATGCTGGGCCAGTGGGGCATGTCCCCGTCTACGCCGGTCAAGGTCCACACCATCGACGGTGAAGAGATCGGGCTCCAGAAGCCCGACGGCTCCAGCATCGCCCTGACCCTGTGGACGGTCGGGTTTGTCCTCATGCAGCAGATCACGGCCAGCATTCCGCGTGCGGAGGTCATCGAGGACGCCGCTTTTTTTACCAAAGCGAACGGGGCCGCTTAGACTTCGTTCTTGCCCAGGCCCGCTCGACGACACCCGACGACAACACCAATCGGGATGAAGTCGAGGCGTTCCTTGCTGTTCGGATGGCCCACAACCTCATGCACGGCAAGCCCGCAGCGCGTGAGAAGTTTGACGAGCGCATGAAGCGCAAGACAATCATGCAAGCCGCAGCCCAACTGCAAGAGGCGTCCTGATGGCGACTGAGACCAAGAAGATCGTCTACATCTGGGAAGGTGAGGCCGGCGACCTGATCCGAACCACAGAGGTGGTAAACAAGGGTTTTGACGGCCTGGAAAAGCAGACCGAAAAGACCGGTCGGGAGATGGACAAGACCACCCGGAAGGTCAGGCGCACCGACGCATCACTGTTGTCTCTATCCAAGTCCATTCGGACCACGACCAGCGGCTTTACTGTCCTTGGCAGGGCGGGCGGAAAGGGGTCTCGAATCCTCGGCAATCTTGCAGGGGGCATGACCAGAGCCGCCGCATCTGCGGGCGCAGCAGGCATTGCCATGGTCGGGCTTGGTGCAGGCATCGCCTTGACCATTGGTGCGGTCGGGGCGATCAGCGTCGGGCTGGCCAGGCTGACCGCCAATGCGCGTGAGCTGCGCATCGAGGCGGAGGAGTTCCCCGGCTTTGTCCATGACGCCGACATTGACCGGTTGGTGGAGGTTGACGACACGCTTGAAGCCACGACCCTGGCAATCAAGGGCATGGGAGCCGCAATCGTGGTGACTCTTGCGCCTGCCATCGAGAAGGGGCTGGTTGGAATCACGGCCTTCTCAATGGTGGTCCGTGATGCACCAGTGTCGATCCTCAAGACCATCGATGCGGTCATGCTGCTGTCCAACGCGTTCACGCGGTTCATGGCAGACCGGCTCAACCCGCTGGAGCGCCTGAAAGACCCGCTGGGCGCTGAGGCGTTCACATCCCTGCAATCCAGTATCGACCAGTTCAAGGGTAGCGTTAGCACCGCATCAGAGACCGTGGGGGACTACATCCCGCAGGCTGAGGCGCTGATCCAGACGTATAAGGACACGTCACAAGCCGCAGAGGATGCCGCCCGTCAGGCTTCTCGGAAGTCGGAGGCAGACCGGCAAGCTGCCGCAGACGCCCGGGAGCTTGCCGCAGCACAGCGCGCACAGGCCAGCGTCCTGAAGATCATCGCGCAGGCGACATCGGACACCCTGACTCCCTACGAAGCCATCGAGGTGAGCCTACAGGAGCAGCTCGCACGGCTTGCAGAGTTAGAGACCAAGGGCGCAAACAGTATCGACGTGATGACGGCCCGGGTTGAGTTGTACAACCGGTCACTTCGGGACACCTCAGCCGCTACCCAGCAATGGGCAGACACCACCAGCGCATCGCTGGGCGGCACCATTCGGGAACTAGACGCGATGATCCTCGACCTGGAGCAGCAGACCGCCGCCGTTCCAGGGGCCATCGCAGACACGTTTGGCGCTGTTGGAGACCTCGCGTCCACCATGGCTGACACGCTGGCGGCAAGCGGCAAGCGTGGAGCCCGAGCGCTTGCGGTCACCAGCAAAGCCGCTGGAATCGCGCAGGCGACAATCAATACCTACGTCGGCGCATCTCAGGCGCTGGCCCTCGGCCCCATCATCGGCCCGCCCGCCGCAGCCGCACAGATTGCCCTCGGGCTGGCGCAGGTTGCGCAGATCGCAGCGGTGCCGCTGCCAGAGGCGCACATCGGTACCCCACGCGGAGCCGGTGCGATGGCTCCGGATGAGCGCAACATGTTCGGGCGCAAGGTGCTCCAGACCGAGCTGTCCACCCCCGGCGCTGTGGCCAACTCCACCGCAACGAAGCTCATCGACGACGCAAACAACGGCAACCTCCCCGGCGGCGGTGGCCAGGTGATCACCGCTGTCATCGGTCGCAGTCACCTCGACACCGAGCTTGACCGGTCTGCCCGCTCGGGAACCACCCGCTACTCGCGAAACCTGCGCACCAACCCGCACCCGCCCCTCAACCGTGGGCGGTACTGATGGGCCACGATGAAGGGGCAACCCCAGCCCCGGAGAACCCATGATCCTCGCCCTACTGCTCGCGTGTGCCCCTGACGTGGAGACGTACCACACGACCGGTGACATCCACGTCCTGACGGCGGAGTGCGTGGACGACGAAGCGAGGGTCAGCAGCCAGCATGATGCGGCCCACCTGCTCGGTGTTGAGGTCTGTCATGGCGACGTAGCGGCGGGCTGCGAGACGGCCCCTGTGCGGCGTGGAGGGGCGCTGTTGACGGTGGACTGTCCGGCGTCGGAGTATGGGGAGGATGCCTACATCCGGGCGCGCTTTCTTGAATTGGCCCCCCTGAACCCCGAGTGATCCCATGGCAGATGACGTTACCGGTACCGCCCTGCGCGGCTTTGGCATCCCCTACCCGTTCACCCCCTCCCATCTGTGGGCGGACAAAGCGACATACACGCAGCAGGGGCCGACATCCGGTGAGCCGGTGCCGCAGGGCTCTTACACGCTGGCGTTGGAAGCGAGCGGGACACAGTCGGCATCGAAGGAACTGCGCGTCAAGGTGAGCCAGGCCGGGTTCGTGCAGCCGGGTGGCGCCGAGGTCATCTACCAGTACGAAGGGGACGACGACTGGCGGGGCTGTGATGTCCAGCAGACCAGCGCATGGCAGGTCATCCGAACCACAGCCGCAGCCGCGACCACAGCGCTGGCAGACCCGGACGCATGCGCCTTCTACGACACCGACCGCACAGACAAGATCGCCGTTGTCTACCAGCGGCAAGCCACCGGCCCCACCGCGTACAATGTCGAGGTGGCCGTCTACGACCCGTCAGACGGCACGTGGACGTCCTCTGTGGTCCACACGGACACCACCAGCCCGACCGACGGATACCATCCAGCCATCACGCACAACAGGCGCGATGGATACCTGTACATCGCGCACTGGATCTACGACACCGGGGCCAGTCTCGCACAGGTCCGCACCCACCGCTCAAAGGATGGGGTCACGTGGACGGTCGTCTCCTCCTACGCGCTGGAGACCGGTCTGGACATCTCCGGTACGCCGGGTGGTGGCGCCAGTGGGTATGAGGCTGGGCGGCTGCGCATGGCGTTCAGTGGTGGTCAGTGCCTGCTGGTGGCGCATGTCATCTCCAACAACACCACTGTTTCAGCCGAACCCCGGGATCAGGTTGCGCAGTGGTTCAGCGTGAGCCGTGCGGCCCGGTTCTCACTCGCGGCACCCATCCAGATCATCGACTTTGACGCCGGGGACACCAACGTCTTTGCTTTCCATTCAGTGAAGGAAATCGACGGCGTCCTCACGGTGTTCTGGCCCTCCACAATCGCGCAGTTGCCAACCGCGAACTACATGTATCGGGTTGCCTTGCCCTCGGCTCAGTCCTCGATTGTCACCCGAGTGACGACCGCGTTTGAGGCATCAGCCGGCGTGTTCTCTTTCAGTGAGTCTGGCAGCGGCACCAATGGCCGGGTCTTCGAGTACGACACAACCACCAACCAGCAAGTCACCGATGGCGACGGCACGGTGTGGGTCGATGAGGATGGCACCATTCAGGGCGCATGGCGTCTGACGTCAGCCACGGCAACAAATGAGGGCGGTGTGTTCCTGGCCCGCTCCACAGATGGCGGGCTGAACTGGCTGTACACCGGCAACGGAGACAGCGACGGCACAGACGCAGCCGGTGCGCTCGTCTACTACAGCGGAGACGCATCCACCCACCTCTCTGATTTCGTGGGCGTCTCTCACCGTGGGCGGCAGATCCTGATCGGCCTGAACACCACCGACGTGACCACATCCACGACCCTCTCTGCCCTGTTCCTCGGCGGAGCAACCACGGTCAATCTGCCGGCGCCCATCTCCTACCCCCGGGCATACCAGCGCTCATCGTGGACGGAGAGCTACCTGCCGTTTGAGCTTCCGGCGAACATCTCCAGCCTGACCACGACCGGAGCAGGCACCGACAGCATCACCACAGACGGTCTGCTGAATCGCGCCACGTCCGCAAACAACAAATACACGACCATGACCCTGGCCAGCACGGTTGCGCAGGGAATCGTGGCGCGCATGGCACTGACGGTCAACAGCGGCGGATCACTGACCACCAATGGGATCGCACTGAACCTGCGCAGCGCGGACGGCGGCACCCACTATGACGTGTACATCCGGTTCACCACGGCTGGATTCCGCATGCAGGACGACATCGCCGGAGCACAAATCGGCACCGACAAGACCTCTGTAGCCCCGAGCGGAGGGATTGATGTCCTCGCTGCGATCGCGGGCGGCGAGCTGTCCGTCTGGTTCAGGGCGCTGGACAGCAAGTCGGACCGAGAGTGGACGCCCGCCATCGAGGGGCACAGCCTGACGGCGGGCGGTGGCTCCACGGACGTCGTCGTGTGGGGCTCCATCGCCACCAGCACCGCTGACTACGACATTCACGAAGTCCACGCCATGGCTGGCGCATCGGTGAACGGCGCCCTTGGTGGAGGGTTCACCAACCCGGACGACCTGTTTGGGCGCACCCTCTCACGCCGGGGTCAGACCATTGGCATCGATGATGGCGTGCGGCTGGTCGCCGTCGACGGGTCTGCGATGGAGGGCGACACGTTCAACATCGACACCGCCTATGAGCACCCCATCGCGCGCATCTTCCATCGGGAAAGCCCATCCCCCCGCACCCCCTGGCGGTCAGTCGCGGTCACCTCTGGCGACACCCCGGAGCAGTTGATCCCCTTCGTGCTCAACGCCGATGCGACTACCTTCGGCAGCGAGGAGCAGGGGCTGGGCTCAACAATGTGCTATGCGACATTCGCCGGGGTGAACTGGACGTCCGGCAGTATCGAGCGATGGGACACAGGCACCAATGCATGGGTCTCTGTAGCCACCATCAGCAACGGGTTTACCACGGCGTTCTCCCTGACTCGCCGTGGTAGCGAGTTGATTGTGCCGTCCCTCCCCACCACATCCAGCGGGCGCTACTACCGCGAGAATGAGTGCGCGGGGTGGACCGTCAAGATGGGCACGACGTTCCGCCGGATCACTGGCAACACCGCCGGGACGCTGGCCAGCAACATCAGCGGTGCCAAGCCCGTCTTTTTCCTCACGGGCATCGACGGCGGCGAGCCGACATCCTCGGTGGTGACCCTCATACCCGACAAGTTCTCCACAACGTTCCATACCGCAGGCGAGACGGGCGGGGGTTGGGCGCTGCGCATCGACGCCCAGAAGACGGCAGACCTGGATCTGAGAATCGGGCACTTCTCCATGGGGCGGGTGTTCGTGTTCGGCACGCAGTACGGATGGGGCCGGGTGATTGCATCGTCCTCTGGAGACCTCACACAGCGCACCGTCAGCGGAACGCAGCGCACACGCAGGGCAGGGCCAGCCGGGAGAATCCTGCGCATCGCATGGCCTGACCCCATCGACATCACGCAGCTCCAGGGGACCGGCTCTGACCCCGACTACATCAAGAGCAGCGCGACATCCGGCAACCTGGCCAACATCGCTCAGAAAGACCCGCCGATGTCATTGCGGGGCATCTTGGAGAACCTCGGTGCCCGTGATGCCCTGACCTACTTCCCCTGCATCGCGCTGAACGGCGACACGAGACACTATCGATTCTCCGATGCGTTCATGCTCGGCACGTTGGACAGTGAGGTGCAGGTTGAAGGCGTGCTCGGTGAGGAGTGCGACCCTGACACCGGGGAGATATTCCGCATCGCCACAGTGATCGTTCGGGAGGTGCGATAGTGCCCCGGCGGTTCACCGATACAGAGGGCGCGGAGCTGGTCTGGTGCCTGGACCTGACGTGGGGAGGGCGCACCTATCGGGTCGCTACCCAGCCGCTGCACCTGACCCTCGTGGACGGTTCAGAGGTCGCCTATCTGGATGGCATGTCAGACCCTGACGTGATCGATGAGGTCAGCCGTGAGGGTGTACATGAGAGTGACAGCGTGCCGCTGGCTG